TTCTCTTACTGAGAAGTAATCTTCAGTATTATACTTGTTCATTTTTTTGAAGTCTTTTGATTATTATAGCATAAAAAAAACTACCCCTATATGGGGTAGTTTTTTTTATGCTATAATAATCAAAAGACTTCAAAAAAATGAACAAGTATAATACTGAAGATTACTTCTCAGTAAGAGAAAGAAGGACTGGAAGAAAGATTTGTGATTGTGGGAATTTTGAAGATGCAAGAATGATTATGTATATGGATGCACCAAATCGTGAAATTGTAAAAAACAAAACACTCATGAGTCCAGTGATTGATGTAGAAATGCCCAAAGCACTTCCTACTAATGAAATTTCCATCAATACCAAACCTTATCAAGAGCATCAAGATGAATGGATGGTTGAGAAAATTAATCAACTACCACAAATCAAATTGCCAGAAAGACAGCAAGAACCTTTTAGAGTATGAATCTTTAATACATAATTACAGTTGCAACTACTTATGGTTCCTCTACATTCGTTCAAGGACTATCTGTTTAATTTAGAAACAACAAGTAAAGCAGAAGCAAAACGAATGTGGAGAAAAAGTATAAAAGAACAATGGGAGCATAAATGTGCCTATTGTGACTCAGAAGAAAATATCACACTGGATCATATCATTCCACAATGTAAAGGTGGACTTGATATTAAAACAAATGTAGTGTCATGTTGTCATTCTTGCAATCAATCCAAAGGACACACTCAATGGGAAGATTGGTTTTGTTTTCAAGAATTTTTTACAGAAGAAAAACTTTATAAATTATATGAGTGGATGAAACCAGAAAAACCACAAAACCTTTATATCTACAGACCCAGAAGAAACGACGCAAGTTAGTATTATGAAATTTACAGTTTACTCAAAAGATGGTTGCCCCTATTGCAGCAAAATTAAACAGGTGCTACAATTAGCAAACCTTGAACATGTTGTCTACAATCTTGGTGAGCACTTTGACCGTGATGGTTTTTATACTCAGTTCGGACAAGGTTCTACGTTCCCCCAGATTGTTTTAAACGACCAAGAACATCTTGGTGGTTGCTCAGACACAGTTCAATATCTTCAGGAGCAAAAATTAGTTTAATGGAAAGTACTTTTCACGAAGTTTATTTTGATGTTGAAAAAGCAATTGACTTTGCCTTTGAGGGAAAGTTTGTTTTAAATTTTTATGAATATCTGAAAGTAAAGGGAGTGCGAAAAGCAGAAGTTGAAGAGTTTATTGAAAGTAATACTGCTAATGAACTGAGTAATTTGGTGATGGATCTTGATGAATATCTTGAAGGTGGTGCTGATGATGTTCACAAACAACTTCGTGAAGGATATGGTCACATTCCAAAACCACAAGCAAGAAAAATAAGAAATTACCTTTATGGTATTCTTGAAGATGCCTGGAGATACAATCATGATAGACGACCAGGAAGAAAGAAAAAGCAAACTAAATAACTCAGAACCCGAAATTAATCGGGGGGTTGAGTTATTACTTAGAAATAGGAGGAAGAAATCATCAAAGCCAAAGACTTTTCAAGTGAAGTTTGGTAAAATGATTTCTCTCCTCCAGAGAGAGTTTCATTTCTTTATAGAATTTCACTTTGATATTGGAAAAAAATAACTCTCTGGAGAATAACAATGTTAGCAGTAACTCTCACCTTAGGAACATTAATTTCTGTGATGTTCTTTTTTATTGGAGGTGTGCTAGGATGGATGCTCAAACAGTATGTAGTTGAAAAGAATTATTATTCTTCAATTAATATGCATCCTGAGATGTTTGATGAAAATGGAAATGTAATTCCAGATGAAATTTTAGCCGTGAGGTTTGAGAACGATTATGACTACGACGACGAAGAAGACGACGACAACCACTGAAAAACCAATTGAAACTCTTCCAGTAAATCCTTTTGTTTTTGAAATTTTAGAACTTGCTTCAAAGCAAAGATCTAATGCGAAGAAAGTGGAAGTTCTAAAAACATATGAACATGATTCGGTAAAATCAATTCTTATTTGGAATTTTGATGAAACTGTAATCTCGCTTCTTCCCGAAGGAGATGTTCCTTATGCGGGAACTACTGAGCAGACAGTATATTCTGGGTCTCTTTCAGAAAATCTTGCAAGAGAAGCAAGGGGTGGAGAGTCTGCAACAGGACAAGATTTAAATGGACGGGGAAGAACCTCTCTTCGTAGAGAATATCAAAACCTTTATCACTTTGTAAAAGGTGGCAACGATACACTCACAACCGTTCGCCGTGAGATGATGTTTATTAATATTTTAGAGGGTCTACATCCTAAAGAAGCGGAAATTCTAATTCTTGTTAAGGATGGAAAACTTTCTGATAAATATAAGATTAATTTTGATAATGTAAAAGAGGCATATCCAGATATTACTTGGGGCGGCCGTTCGTGAGTGTAGTTGCGGAGGAAAAAATGGCAGAGAATAAGTCAGAAGAAAAAACTACAAATCCTGCCTTATATGGTTGTGATATTCTTTTAGAAAAAACTACTTTACAAAAAGTCAAGGATCCATCATTTCCAAGTGATGCCAAATTAATTTGGTATGAAGTGAATGAAGAAACACATATGGATCTTTGTCGTGGTAGAAACGTAAAGATTTTTGATATGTATTATGACAAGTATGGTGCTGGTGCAGTCAAGAAAATTGACTTTGGTTATGGAAGAACAAACCCAAGACTTTGGGGATATAAATCGCCCGATAAAAAGAAAAGAAAATGAGTGAAGGATTTGATAAGGTGGAGTTTGATCTGCCAATAAAAAATAGTGAAGTTCAGAAGTTGCTGAAGAAATATAAGAAGATTAAAAAGTATATGAAGTCTCCTCTCTTTGTAGTAAAAACAATGGACGGAACAGAAGAACTTGTGAGTTCATTGATTAAAGAAGCAGAGGAGAATCCTATAGACTGATGGGAAAGCACTATTTACTTAACTTATATGGGTGCTCGTTCGTTCTTTTGGATGACGAGCGATGTCTTATAGATCTTCTTGAAAATGCAGCAATTGCAAGCGGTGCTACTGTGGTTCAGACTATCTCTAAGAAATTTGAACCACAGGGAGTTACAGTATTATGCTTGCTATCGGAAAGTCATATTTCAATTCATACTTGGCCTGAGGAAGGTAAGGCATCAGTAGATGTTTATACTTGTGGTGATTGCAATCCAAAGATTGGATGTGATATAATTATTGAGCAACTTTTTGCACAAACTCATACTTTGAGTTACATAGAACGGTAGTCTATTATACAAAATAAAATTAATAAATATCCAAACGTTCATTTGCTATTCGCAAATAGCAAACGGAAGTACCAATAAGGGAAGGAACGCACCAATACCCATAAAGTAAAGGAGCACCTTAATGAAAATCAAAAACAACTGGCAACTTATTTTAATCAAGCAACAAAAAGAAAAAGAACACCGTAAGCATCAGGCAAAACTTGCAATGGCAATGAGATAATATTCGGGGGTCTTGACAGACCCCTTTTTTTTATGTAAAATTATTGAAACCTTTCATAACTTATGGATAAAGAAAAACTCAAATTGCTTATTAGTAATATAGAGATGCTTCTTGATGAACTTAAGACAGAAGTTTATCCAGAGGAAAATCCTCTACAATATGAACAAGTTTCTCAACACCTTACTGATTACGACGAAGTATTTTATGACGACGACAATGACTAATATGAATCAAGATGTTAAACTAATTTCAGTTACGCCAGATGCAGAGAAGCATATGGCATACTGTGCTCGTGTTAGTAACCCAAATAACCAAGAGAATGATAACTTCTCTGGACTTCTTAAGTATTGTATTAAGCATCAGCATTGGAGCATCTTTGAGCAAGCATCAATGACTGTGGAGATTAACACAACTCGTGGTATTGCAGCACAAATCTTGCGTCATAGGAGTTTCACATTTCAAGAATTCTCTCAAAGGTATGCAGATACAAATCTTCTGACTTCTACGATTCCTCTTCCCGAACTTCGTAGGCAGGATACAAAGAACCGCCAGAACTCCACAGATGACCTTCCAGCAGACCTTATAATAAGTCTCTACTCAAAGATAGAGGATCACTTTACTGCTGCCCAGAACCTCTACAATCGTCTATTGGAGGCAGGAGTAGCAAAGGAGTGTGCAAGGTTCGTATTGCCCTTAGCAACGCCCACACGACTCTATATGACTGGCTCAGTAAGGTCCTGGATACACTATATTGATTTGCGTTCTGCACACGGAACACAGAAGGAACATATGGATATTGCAGAAGCAATTCGTTGTATTTTTACTTGTCAGTTTCCTGCAGTATCTGCTGCTCTTGAATGGACTCGTGAGCAATGTGAACCTTGCGAATATCAACGCTCTATTATGATAGAATAAATAAATTTACATATTATTTTAATAAATGGCAACATATCCGGTTTATAATAAAGTCACTGGTGAACAAAAGGAAGTGGTTCTGAGTGTTCATGACTGGGAACAATGGAAAATGAATAATAGTGATTGGGATAGAGATTGGTCTGATCCATCTACTTGTCCATCATCTGGGGAGTTAGGTGAAGTTTATGATCGACTTAAAAAATCACATCCAGGATGGAATGATGTTCTTCATCGCGCATCAAAAATGCCCGGTTCTAAAGTAAAACCTGTTTGAATTGTCATGGCAACTAGAAAAAATAGTCAAAAGAGTCCTGTTCCATTTGGAATGAGCAACAGGCAAATGAAGAGAAAGAAACCAATTAGCACTGATATTATGAGAGAGATTGAACCTCTCACAGAAAATCAGGAAAAGTTATTTAATTGTTATAAGTCTCAACAGAATCTTGTTGCATATGGGTGTGCTGGTACAGGTAAAACTTTCATCACACTTTATAATGCATTGAAAGATGTTTTAGATGAAAAAAGTCCATATGAAAAAATTTATATTGTTCGTTCTTTGGTTGCAACTCGTGAAATCGGTTTTCTTCCTGGCGATCATGAAGACAAGTCTTCCCTTTATCAAATTCCCTACAAGAATATGGTGAAGTATATGTTTGAGTTGCCAACTGAAGCAGACTTTGAAATGCTTTATGGCAATCTCAAAACTCAAGGAACAATTAGTTTCTGGAGTACTTCGTTCATTCGTGGAACAACTCTTGATAATTCTATTATTATTGTTGATGAATTCCAAAACTTGAATTTTCACGAACTTGATAGTATAATTACGCGAGTTGGTGAGAATTCAAAGATTATGTTCTGTGGTGATGCTACACAATCTGATCTCCAAAAAACAAATGAGAAGAATGGAATCGTTGATTTCATGAAAGTTCTTCGCATTATGCCATCTATTGATATTATTGAATTTGGAGTAGAAGATATTGTTCGCTCTGGATTAGTGAAAGAATACCTTATTGCTAAAATGGAATCTAATCTATGAGTTTTATTCATCATAATTACTTAGGTGATCTTGAATTAGAAAAGAAAGAAACGAATGGTATCCGACTGTACAATCTTCCTGATGGGCAGTGGGTTCCTTCTATTACTTCTGTGACAAGTTTCTACAACCGTCAAATCTTTATTGATTGGCGAAAGCGTGTTGGAATTGAGGAAGCAAATAAGATTACTCGTATTGCGACTGCAAGGGGTACTGACTATCACCAAGTCTGTCAAGATTATTTGGAAAATAAAGAACTGGATTGGAATAATTACCAACCAGCAAGTAAGTATATGTTTCTTCATGCGAAGGAATATCTTGATAAGATAAATAATATTCATGCGATTGAGAGAACTCTGTACTCAGAATACCTGGGATTAGCAGGTAGAGTTGATTGTATCGCAGAATATGAAGGAGAACTGGCAGTTATAGACTTTAAGACATCTGGTAAAATCAAACCAGAAAAATGGTTGGAAAACTACTTTGTGCAAGAGATGTTTTATGCTTCTGCATATTACGAACTTACTAAAATTCCCGTTGTAAAACTTATCACTATCATGGTAACTCCTGGTGGAGAAGTCAAGGTATTTGACAAAAGGAACAAAGGGGATTATATTAAGTTATTAGTTCGTTATATTAAAGAATTTGTACATCACAATACTGGGGCAGAGAATGGAGAATGAATTAGAAAAGGTACTGGAAGGTAAATTTTTCTGTCCCACTCGTTTTGCGCAGGAGATTGAAACTCTTGTGCATAGTGAGGAGAAGATGAGTTACATTGATGCAATTATTCACTTCTGTGAGAAGAATAATCTTGATGTAGAATCAGTACCCAAACTGATTTCAAAACCATTGAAAGAAAAGATTAAGTATGAAGCAATGGAGCTTAACTTTCTGAAGAAGACTTCCCGTGCGAAATTAGTCTTTTAATTCCATTTTAGGGGGAAAAATTTCCCCGGTAAAAAATCCCTATATTACTTTTTTTGAATGATGCCGTTTGATTCCTATAAGTGCTATCTTTCTCTAAAAAATCATTTTACGAAAGAATCATATGATTATCACAAGTATTGTGGTAAAAGTCGCGCAACAGTACAATCTTTCTACAAACGCAAAGATAGATTTTGGTTTGAGAAAGTAGTAAGACAAAAATCAGATCAAGAAGTAGTAGATTTTTTTGTTGCTAATTTTGTTTCTTGCAGTGATCCGCAATCATTATGGATTGGTGAGATTATGAAAGAAGGTGAAACAAGATATAAAGAGTGGCAAAAGAAGGTTCAGTCACTCTCTTATCTGTTCAAAGAAGAATCCCAACAAATCTTTTCTCAACATAAATTTGAGGAAGTATTTGATTGCTCCAAGTCTCATCCAGTACTATTAAAAATGTTCCTAAGTGGGAAGATTAGCTTGGAAACACTGGTCATCTATGATAAAATATTCATGTACGGAAATAATTTTGATAAGAAACTGAAGGACCCAGTGTGGGAATCCGTCAGTATGAAAATCAAAAAATATAATCCGTTTCTAAATATTGATGTATTTCGTTATCGTAAAATTTTGAAAGAAGTTATTCTTGAGGGTTCATGAGTTTTTTTAGTTCTGATATTGTCCGTGCAGAGATGACTGAAATCTCTGAACTGCAAGATGAAATCTACGGAAGTGTTTTTAGTTTTCCTACGATGACGAAGGAAGAAAAAATTCGCCATGTTGATCTTCTGGATAAACTTCTCAGCAAACAACAAATTCTTTATACACGTTTAAGTCTATCTGATGACCCAGAAGCACAGAAAATGAAAGAAAAAATTTCAAGTTCTGCTGCAATGATGGGTCTTTCTCCTGATGTAGATATGAATGTGATTTTTAACAACATGTGCAAAATGCTTGAAGTGATGAAAGAACAGATTGACAAAAACGACTCTAACGAGTAGAATAACGAAGTACACAAAAGCCAAATCCTATTAATCCGAGGTACACAAATGTCATTTGAAAATCTTAAAAAGCAATCTTCTCTTGGTTCTTTAACCCAGAAACTGGTTAAAGAAGTTGAGAAGATGAGTACTACTTCTGGTGGTGCTGATGATCGTCTCTGGAAACCAGAGGTGGATAAAACTGGTAACGGGTTCGCAGTTATTCGTTTCCTTCCTGCTCCTGATGGAGAAGAACTCCCCTGGGCAAAGATGTATTCCCATGCCTTTCAAGGTCCTGGTGGTTGGTACATTGAGAATTCACTGACTACCATTGGTGGTAAGGATCCTCTTGGTGAATACAACCGTGAACTGTGGAATACAGGTACTGAAGCAAATAAGGAAACTGTTCGTAAGCAGAAACGTAAACTGTCTTACTATTCCAACATTTATGTTGTAAAGGATCCCACTAATCCTGGTAACGAAGGTAAAGTCTTTCTATTCAAGTATGGTAAGAAAATCTTTGATAAGGTCATGGAAGCCATGCAACCTGAATTTGAAGATGAAACTCCTATCAATCCTTTTGACTTCTGGCAAGGTGCAAACTTCAAACTGAAGATTGTGAAGAAGGATGGTTACTGGAACTATGATAAGTCTGAATTTGATCGTCAGGCACCTCTTCTTGACGATGATGATGCAATGGAAACAATCTGGAAGAAAGAGTATTCTCTTGCTGCAGTAGTTGCTCCTGATCAATTCAAGTCTTATGAAGATCTTGAGCGTCGTCTCAAGGGTGTTCTGGGTCAGAAGAGTGCTGCTCGTGCAGTTGCTGAGCAAGAGGAAGTTTATGAGTCCTATACTCAAGCACCTACTGCTGAAAGTCGTGTAGCAGAAGAACTGGAGCAATCCTATGCTCGTTCTAAATCTCCTTCACTTCCCGTAGTTAATTCTGTGGATGAAGATGAAGATGATGCTCTTTCCTACTTTCAGCGTCTTGCTGAAGAGTGATTAAGAATAAAGTCTGATATTATCAGCAGTCTTAAGGGTTTCAGTCTTATATTGACTGGAACCTTTTTTATATGGCATAAGTTCTTTCATATCATTCAGAACAACATTTAAGTATCTTGGTTTAAGAATGTAGATATTTCTTTTATCATTATCCAATTTATCTTCATATTCATAGTTAGTTACTGGAACTGAAATATTTCCTGTATCAATCGGTTGATCAATAAAGTAATCATAGTAACTTACTGAGTATGTTGAATCAACTTTTAATCCTGCTGGAACAATTGTGACTCCCTGACTATTCTTTACTTCTTCTGTTTCATAGTGATGAATTCCATTGTAAAGAGTGTCATAATTCCCATACTTATCCAATACAAATCTGTCAAAATCACCTTGGGATATGGGCCACTCTGTTTGAATATTAAGTATATTATTTGACAAAAGAACTACCCAATCTAAAGTAGGATCATCATATACTTTGAACGCAACGTTATCTGGACGGTCGTTTCCTTGAATTTGGTATTTTTCAAAGAATGCTAAATCTTGAAAAATATCATCACGAAGTTTTCCCTTCTTAAAAAGATTTTTTAATGGAGCATAGTCACCTATCTTAGCATCAGGAAGAAGACTGACATATTCAAAGTTTGGAACTTGTCGGAAGTAACTTGGCATTTTAGAAACCTATATTGTCGTTATCTGTGCCATAATCATCATCAAAGAGTGGAACAAGTTCCTGGAATTGAAGTTGTAACTCATATGATGTCATTGAACCATCAGTAAATGTGGAATAGTTTCCATCTGGAGTGTAATTAACAGTACAAGAAGTCAAAGCACACTCTTTAAATTTATTCAAGTAAGGGTGCTGTTTATTTGCTGATAGATATGAGATTGCAAATGTATGTGGAGCTTGCAATAATAAAGTTGCCTTAGATCTTTTTGTTGACATTGCCTGCTTAAAATAACGAATAATTTTTTTAACTATAGTTGCTTCAGGTTGACTTCTTGGCGACAATCTGAAAGTAAATCCAAAGGTTCTTAGAGAAGGTCCATTGAATAGTAATTCCATATTTGGATTTATAACTGCCCCATATTGCCTTTGAAGAATACCGGCATTTGCTCCAATTGCCGCTTCGGTAAACTTTGATGCAGCAGCACTCTTATACTGTGCAGAATTTTGGGAAACATTGTTTATTTCTTTTCCTGCAGCAGATGCGCCAGCAGGGCCACCGTCAGATATTGTAGACTGTGCTATATTTGCTAAACCTCTAGTAATTTCATCCAAACTGCTAGATTGCCAATCCACCGTATTTGAATCAGATATTCCTGCAGGTATTGGTAATGTAATTGTTGTAAGAATATCTTTCGTATCTACTATTGTAGGTATATTTCCATTTAGAGAAACTCTCCTATCCTTTCGAGAAGCTTCATCCAAATTTAATCCAGATGCAGAATATTTTAGTACTGAAAATTTTATACAATCTTGATATTCTAATTGCAATCCAATAGGATATACCAAACTTCTTTCATAATCTGTTCTTGCTTTAACATCTTTTAATGCAGTTACAATATCTTGATTTGTTGCACCTCCTTGCTGGTCTCCACCAGTTGGACTATTTGATTTATTTTTTTCGCTATCTGCTAAGTTCTTTCGATCTTCTTTTGGAACGCTAGCTTTTGTTGAAGAACTTACAATTTGTGCCTGTGTATTGTTCTTAAGTGCTCCGCTTTTTAATGAATTTATTGCATCAGCACCAAGAACATTTTTTCCAGAAGAATCTTTTAGATAAGTCCAAGTTTTCCCCCCATCCTTTGTAGTTGCAGCTGGGACATAGTTATCTGGTTTATTAGAATAATATAGTGTAGTTAATCCACCATTAACTTTTCCATCATTTCCTTGAGTTACTTTTGTTGAAGTTGCAGTAAAAACATTTGTTTGACTTGTTCCAACTTTAGTTTGAATTGGTTCGCTATTTATTTCTCCCTTTCCGACTGGGGCCCCTTTAAATGCCATCAGGTTACCTCCTCACTAAAGAGGATGTTTAGAATATATTTTCTTGCTCTTCTAAACATTAGCACAAGGTTTTTATTTATTTAGACGGAATTTTCCATAACTTAGTGCAATTAATTCGTCAAGTTCATTTGGGCGAACGACGTGTAATTTACCTGCTACTTCTTCCCAAGTATAGTTTCTATATTTTCTCCAATGAAAATTCATTCCCTTAAATCCCCACTTTTGAAGATCAGTGCAAGCAATCAGTGGGTGTTGGTCGTATTCAATATTTGGAGTTTTTGCATTATAGATGAATGTATAAAATTTACCTGGTTCTGGATACAATACTTCTTCCTTAAAGACATCAATAATAATAAGCATCACATC